TTAAGTACTTTGGTATTATGTTCCTTCAAAAATGATGCTTCATTTGTTTTTGTTAAATTTTGATGAAAAAAATTTCCAAGTTCTTTAAGTCCAAGAGTTTCTTTATTACTTGTATAATGATCAATTTTCATTTTAAGACATTGATTATATACAAAACGATAACATCCAAGCAATTTGCTAATATGAATTTTTTGTTGTTTACTTGGATAAAGTCTAATTTTAATTGCTTTTAACATAACATGGGTATAAATCATACCCTCAATTATAAATACTTCAAGTAATCTAAATCATTCAAATATTTTGCTGATTTAATTATATTTTTTACACCCTCAACATTGAAATTTCTTTTCACCTCATCAAGATCATACTCTCCTTCCATAATCACAATTTTTACTTTTTCAGTGCAATTGTAATAAATGCTCTGCAATTGTTCATACAATCGAATAGCATCTTTTACTGCATCAGGATCGAGAATTATGATAATTTCTGGTTTTTTATCTTTTAACTCGTAAAATAGTTTTGCTCCCAAGTGTTTACCTAACAACGGAATTGTGTTCACCGGAAAACTGAGTTCTTCAAAACCACCTTCTACGAGATACACAGTTGCGTCCCAATTGATATAACCTTCGTTGTAGATGAATCTACCCTTCTCTACTTTTGGATTCATGTACGTGGGTTTAACACCCTTCACCCAAGTACGAGCAACGAAGTAATTCAATCTTCCGTTCTTATCGAAAGACGGAATGATGATCCTGTTTTTAAATCGACCATCAACACAAAATCCAAGTCTGTATTTGAAAATCAGATCACGATCAATCTTACGATCAAAGATAAGATAGTTGTAGGCTTTACGATGATCTTCATTATTGAGATCAATTGAAGTGAATGGAATAAACTCATCAGGAAGACTAACTACGGCTTCGACTTCCGGTTGCTTTTCTTCCGTTTCAAAATCAAGTTGAAAATAGTCTTGACGTACTTGTTTGAAATCTTCCAGATCGTCTTTCGATCCGTAGACTTTGATCAAATACGTTAAATCCTTTCCCGAAAATTTAGGGTCATCACATTTCCAGCATCTAAAAACATTTCGTTCGAGATTTATTTCCAGATTGAACTTACCATCAGGATCGGGAAGATAATCACGCTCCTGACATCTTGGACAATTGACTTGAATCTGTTCACGGCCTTCGTTTTTTACTTCACCGAAGGTTCGTTTAAAGATTTCGCCCAAATGATCGTACTTGTTCATAGTACAAAGTTAACGAAAAAATCCCACGATAAAAATCAGTGGGATTTTAACTAAAAAAACAAAACAAAACACATTATCTTGGCTGAGGCTGTCTGTAGCGATAGCGTTTCATATTTGCAAGTTCAGGGAAGAACTGTTGCATTTTATCAAGCACTCCATTGCCACTTTCAGGGTGTACGATTTTTGAAGTATCGTAACCTGCCTCATACACTTTTTCAAAATGTCTGAACAATTGAACAACTCCCGCAGGAATTTCTCCACCACCAACCAAGTGAACACCCTGATTAGGTACTGTACCACCTGCTTGTTGATTGGCTTGTAATCTTTGGATTTCGTTTTTGTAGAACATGATCTCCTGTTCTTGCTCTTCAACTTGTCTGTTCATCAAGTTAAGTTGATCTTGCAACCATTTCACAGATTTTTCTTCTTGAATTTCTTCAAGATCAACTGTCTTAGTTTGCTCTACTACTTTTTCAGCACCAACCAATGAAGCAACTGTTGTGTTCTTCAAAAGTTCCTGAACCTTTGCCTTTGCTTCTGCATCTTTAGTGTCTTGTGCAGTTGCAGTGGTCGTTTTCTTCGGAGTGGTTGCCTTCTTTCCTTTTGGATTAATAAGGTTCAACATACCACTCGTTTTCTTTTCTTCGTCTGCCATTTTCGTAATGGTTTAAATAATGTTATGTGAGAACTCAGCTACGAGTCCGTTGTCTTTTGAGTATAAGAAAGCAACAGCAGACTTCATACTCATATAGCCTTTGCTGTTATGCCATGCATCCGTTCCTGACAATGAAGGTAATACTCGAACAGTGAATCCTTGAAATTCCTGTACATCAAGATATTTGGTTGTTTTTCTTGAGTGAAAGTGACCTAAATGAAACTGACGACTCTTGCTTGCAGCCCATTCTTGAGGCTTCTCCGTTGCCATAATCAAACCGAGTTCTTGATGCTTTTCTTCGTTACCATGAGTAAAACCAATTAGGTTGATTCCGTAGCTATGGTATTTTCTCTGTGTTGGAGCATTGTCGATGGTTACCTTATCCGTGTTACGATAGTAGGCTTCCAACACACTTCCAAGATAGAATACCGTCTGCATATCGTGATTACCAGAAACCATAAGTACACGTACAGGTGCTATTTGCATCAGGTCATTAATGTTGTTGATCAACAGACCTTTTGCTTTCTGGAACATCTGCTGCCAACGAGAATCCACATGCTGTGGCGTTCCTGCCGTTGTCATGTTATTCTTATTGTCGATATTGAACAAATCGTTACCAATAGGTAACAAGATTTCTTCAATTTCGTTCTTGTAGTGACGAACGTGATCAAGTAGTTTGGCTACTGATTGATTGTAACGTTCGATTGCGATCTTCGTGTCGTAGTTCTCGCCAGATTCATCTTCCCATGAAAGTTTTCCAATGTGAAGATCAGGCAATGAAAGTTCGAGTAAATATTTTTTCTTCGGGTGTGCGATGAATAGCATTTGACCATCTTGGAGATTAGCCCCCGGATGTGGTTTGTTGAAATTGAATTTCGGTGCGTTCTCTCTGATTGAACCTAAGAATTCATCAAAGGCCGCTTGCTGATCTTTTGTTCTTTTTCTGGTCAAGAAAAGTTTCACCTGAAAGTTTTGGAAAGTTGCAGGTTCATGAGTGACAACTGGTTTACCTGTTTTTTCATCAGCAACAGTTTTCTTCAATTTCATCGTCACATCATACTTGTTGACGATTCCTTTTTCAAGTTTCCAGACATTGAGATCGACTTGGGATGTTTCGAGCAAATCGGCAACGGTCTTAATATGTTTGTTTCCTCTGTAATCAACTTCGAACGTACCGTCAGGTTTTTCTTCGGTATGAATTTCTTCTTTTCTGATTACTTCATCTGAAAGTAATGCTTTCTCTTCTTCGGTGAAAAGTTCGCTTACTACTTCGTTAATATTTTGAGGGACTGGATTGTTGATGCTTGCTGCCTTGTTTACTACTGATCTGTAGAGTTCAAGAAATCTTAGGAAGTCAGGGTCTTTTTTGTCTTTGTAGTCGAGTCTTGTGTCACGTACATAAGATGGGTTTCGATTATATGCTCGACAGGCTTCCGTGATTGTCGTGTTGTTCTTTTTGGCGTAATTTAAAATCTCTATTGCATTGGCTAAACGTTCAGTGATCATGTTTTGTTTTCATTAATAAGATGATTTAACGATTGTAAAGATAGACTATTTTTCTGAAAAACAAATGTAGACCTAAAAAATTTTCAACTATTTTCGGCCACAATTTTGAGGTTCTTTTCGATTTTGGCGCAGATTTCAAGGAAGTCGAAATGAACTTCAATAGGGAGATCATACCATTCTCTATTGATCTTGTTCATCGAATAAAAGTTATGCAAGGCAGTCTCTACTTTATGCGGAATTTCAGTTTCGAACTGATGAATAATCTCTGAATTAAATGGATTACCACAATTTAATTGTTTTAATCTTTTATTTGGATTTTTTGAAACACCAATTTTATACTCACCATTATCAGATTTAATCAGATAAACAAATTTTTTCATCTAAAGAATCATCATAAATTTTCCATTTATATCCACCAGATTTTTTTCTTTCACCTCTAACACACATTGCAATACCATTCAACGAAATATTTAAATTTCTTGATGCTTCTGATATTGTAGGCCACATTGCAATAATATCATTATTTAATGATAGTTGCAAAATTTTCTTCCCTAAAGATTTTTTATGTTGTTCGGATAATGGTTTATTTTTTAATGATTTACTAATATTTTTTCGCCATTCTTCTGAAATGCCCATTTTCGAGGGATTTAAATTTCCAGACATATCAATTTTTCTTCTTAATTTATATTCACATGAATGAGTTTTACCTAAAAATGAAGGAGGATTTCCTCCACCTTCGGTTAAATTCACGAGAGAAAATCCCCAAGTTTTAATTTGACTTATCCAATATTTTTCCCAAAATTCCCAATCTTCATCAGGAACTATATCTAAAATATCTAATGTTGGTTTTCTATTTTCATTCAATAGTGAATTGATCCATTTACTACGATAAGATTTATCTCTACTTCTCTTTGCATCAGTTAAATGACCAATAAATCTTTTTTTAAGATTATTTGTTTTGCCAACATATCTAATTTTTGAACCATCTGAAAGACTATATATGAACATAATCTTAATTTAAAACACCGATTACTTTTAAGCCAGCGAGACCAGTTACTATTGAATCACTAATATCGTAACTTGTTTCTTTGATTGAAACACCATCTTTTTTATAATGCCAAGTTATTTCAGGATAAAGTCGAGCAACTTTTTCCCAAATATAGTGTTTTTTATCAATATCCTTCGGCAAACTTAATGTTTCCCTAATTTCTCCTTTCACTTTTTTTCTCACAATATGTTCAGGAAAAAATAATTTTCGTCCAACATAAATTTCAATCAAAAAAGGAGACTTACCAAAAACCTCATCCAAAATATAACAGACGATGCCGTTGAATGCTAATAACTTGGCAGTCGTTTCAATGTTTACCGGAGTATTCTGTAGTGGTGCTTCGACAAAGATATTTTTAATTTCACATCCATAAGATTGAAAGACTTCCTCTTTAAAATTTTGGACATATTCCTTAAACACTTTTGCCTTATCGAGATAACGTACTTCTTCCGGTATATCTTTGTTAGTTTTAAGAACAAGATGGCGTACTTCAACAAGCTGGCCGTTCTCATCCCATAATGCTGAACCCAAATTTGACGTAGACACGTCTATTGACCATGAATATTTTTTTGGTTGACCTTTTTCCACTGTATGATTATTCAGTTTCGTTAAGGTTATCGATCATCTTCTGTACAGTCTTGTAGTCTTTCAAGTAGAGACGAATAAGGTTCTCAATAACCCCACCCATCTTCAAGTTTTTACCTGCACAAAGAGATTTAAGTTGTAAATGAACATCCCCGTCAATGATGACAGACTTAGATGTCTTATCTGCTACTTTTTTTAATGCTTCCATATTTCGTATTTATAATAAATACTAAAAATTTGGAGAAAAGAGTAAAATTTTATAGGGAAAAATTAGAAATCTATACTGAAAAGTACCGTTCTGTAGATCGTAGAATTCTTGTCAATTGGATTAGAAATTTTTCCCACTCCAATTAGGTCTCCGTTGTTGTTAAACAGTCCCATTTCGCTTATATTGACCGCAGAGACCTGATCCCACGTAGGATTAGTCGTGGAATTGTATTGATTTAAAGGCAATACAGCAGGTATTTCGGTGGTATAGGCCGTTGCCTTAATATCCGTGTTCACATTACCGTAGAAAAACGCCTCTTCCCCGAAGGCAAGAACCGAGTTATCGGCAATCAATTTTGATGGGTATTGAAGATATGTCAAAGAATACGATGGGGCATTCAAAATATCGCTGATCGTGATGATAATAAACGTACTGTTGTTGATCGCACTTGCCGGAATTGTACTACCCGAAAATGAAGCATAGTTGTCCAACTGAGAGGTAACATCAATGTACACCCAATTATTAGGATCAGACGTTACCGTACTGCCAGTTCCGTCCACAATTTGAGCAAGGACGAATAACTTATTGGCACTCCATCCGCTACCATCTTGACCTGCTTGAATATCAGATGAAGAACGTAAAAATGGAAACAATGATCCGTCAGGTAAAATGAAATCAATACTCTTGTTCGTTAAATTAGGAGTCTCCAATCTTTGAATATAATTGCAATGAATCCCTGTTGCATATCCGTAATTTTTACCGATCTGATATGATTGGTTGTTAGTACTGCCACTAAGCACTGGTGCAGTCTGAAATACGTATGTCAAAAATATTGTCTTTTCTGAAATTGCCATTTTTATTTGTTCTCACTATAAATACTTACCGTTAATACTTTTAGCGGTATCCATGATTTCTTGAACGTAGAACCAAGAGCAATACTCTCGATCCACGTAATCGAAATTTTCTTCGAATGGTGTTTTATCGACATAAGCCCCTTTATAAAATAAATGAGTATGAGTAGCTTCAACACCAGCATTATGAAGGATATTATGTCTATTTAAATCATCCATTTTATTTGTCGGCCAACTAAAAGATATTTGATCTGAAATTTCAGTTTTGATACCAATCAACCAAAGATTCCATAATAATGACCACATACCAGCAGTCCAAGATTGAATTGGATAATCCTTGGTTTTTCCGTCTTTATGTGTTGTAGTTGTTTTTAAGTACTGCTTTTCAGTAGTTTTCATGTATTTGAAAAGAATATTCGAATCATTTTCCACTTTTTCCCAAAACTTTTTATCCATCTTATCTGTTGGTGGGAAAAGATGTTGAGCACCACCCGACAATAATTGATTATCTTCAACAACTTTTGGATCAATTCCAACTATATTACACATTTTTTTAAATGTACTCTCGCCTTTGCTTTTAATGTACTCAGCACCGATATATGAAATAGTATCACTTAGATACGCAACATCTGTTTTATTCATCGATTTGAAATCGGGAAATTTTCTGAAAATCATATCTGAGTCGTGATAAAAAATTTGTTCGCATCTTATTTCTTTTTCGAATCTAACTGCAAAATGTTTTAAAATTCTTGGTTGAATTGATGGGGGATATTTTTTGTCTTCCCTATCATCAGGATAAAAAATTACTGTTGCTATAGTAGATTTTTTCAAATCTTTTGCAGCAGAATTTATTCCGACTTTAGGATCAAAAGCGATAAGAATAATAGCATCTTTTTCGATCCCAAATTTTCTGAAATTATTTATCTGAACTTGTAATTGCCAGATAAAATAAGTACTATCCGGTTGTACACTAACAAATTTCATTATGATGCTCCTATCGTTGTTGCTTTGTTATGATAATACATTCCATTTTCTCCAATATAGGTGTGAGCATCTTCAACTTCAATATTGTAAACCATAGTCGCAGAGTTTATTCTACTGATATTTTTAATTACCTCTCTGCTGATTACATTGTTTTTGATTACCAAAACTTCATCATTAACCATTAACGTATTTGCAGGTACATCACCTTTATCGGTCATGAACAAATGTGTTGTTGAACATTTAACAGTTTTACCGTTGGTAGTCTCAATCAATAACCATTGTTCTACTGGTCTCTGATATGTGTTGTATACTTTATAGAATCCGTATTGATCTACTTTCTCATGTTTAGTGTAAACCACATCACTAACTTTCATTTCACTAATGTTCTTGAATACATTAGGAGCGATCATGATCATTTCACCATTAAGTAAACATCCACTACCACCGCCAGAAGAAGTAGTTGCTGGTGCAGATGTAGTAGGTGCAGCAGTAGTAATAGTTTCCGTAATATAAATTGCAATAGTATCATTAGGGCTTACACCAGTCATGTCATAAGAATCATCAATATTGCTACCAACACTATATACATTTGTATGCAATCCTATACCATTAAGTCTATAATTTACTTTAACCGTTCCTGCTGCTGGATCAACTCTAGTTACGGTCATACTAACCGTAGACGTTTGATTGATCTGGAACGAATCAAAATTAACAACGCCACTATCTAATGTCATTGGAGTAGAGTTAAACGTAAGATTCCAAGTCTCATTTGCAACTGCATCAGTTAAGTTACCTTGTACTGTAATCTTAGCAGGTGGAACTGTAGTTGTAGGTGCAGCAGTTGTTGTAGGTGCAAGTGTAGTTGTAGGTGCAGCAGTTGTTGTAGGTGCAAGTGTAGTTGTTGTGGTAGTTCCTGCATTGGTATTAACTACTGCCGTACTGTTAATAATACATCCAGCAGAACCAGTATCATTGACCACAATATTGTATGTTCCACCAGCCAAATGATTGAATGCATTTGATGTCTGGAACGTATTGCCACCATCAATCGAATACAATATAGTACCCAAATTATTGATAACGGTAATCGTAATTGAACCATCTTTACTTCCCGGCTGGAATTCATTTGTTGTATCAATTGACACAATTGCCATATTACAAGGTTCGCAAGCACTTAAATTAAATCCAACAGCAGGTTTAGGTAATGTCCAGTTACGATTTGCTTTATATGACATTGCAAACAAAAGTTCTTGATCTTCGATCACAAAAATCTTTAAATCGTTGAAAACCTTACCAACTACATTGCCGAATCTATCGACTAAATTTCGATATTCAGTAACTAAATTAGGTAAGAAAACTGATACAGGCGTACATGTCAATCTTAAACCAATAGTATCACCAGTTTCATAATGCCACATAATCGTAGGAAGATCAAGAACAGGAGTATCTTGATAAAGACCTTCTCCGTAATGATTATTAGGTGAAGCATTGCTAAAATGTATGATACCAATTTTTTTAATGTCGGCACTGATTTGTTCAATGTATCTCACAAATCCACCAAAAGACTTTGATGCATATTGAGTAATGTCTTTCATTGTTGACGTTACACCTGCGACTTCTTCGGTGAATACAATTGCCATATTCCATACAGGAACGTCTCTTGTAGGACAAATACAATTCTCTAAGAAACTGATTACGCTATCGTCAATGAAATCAGTGACATATGGAGCACTGTAATATGTTTGAATCGAATCACCACTTACTGCACGAGCATTGTTGTTAGGATAACAGAATGCACCAGATGCAATACCAGAACCAAGACCACCAAAATTAGGTGTTGGTCTATCTAATGTCAACGTCATGTTATTTGCTGACAATGTTCCGGTCTTCGCCAAAATTTTGTACCACAAATAAGGGACTGAATGATTTACTTTAGGATTTACTGTACCGCCACTAATCAATGGGTTCGCCCATGCAACAAGGAGATAATCTCCAACAACTGGTTCAGTAATATTTGAAATGTATGTCGGTGCTTGTCTTACTCTAATTTTTGTTCCACCCGATGCTTCGTTTGTGTTGATCTGCATGTCAGGTTGTTTACAGTGCGTTGGATCAGTAAGTATTTTTGCGTTATGTGAAGTTCCGGTGATTGTAAAAAATCCTCTTTCTGTTGCCGTATTCGTTATGATATTTGTATTCGATACGATTGTCGGTAGCGGAGTAAAGTTAGTTGTAGGGTCATTGCTATCTTTAAGGATGTACGATAAAAATTTAGGATTACCGTCTTTAGGTCTGAGTATATTTTCTTGAAAAGCATCAAAACTGATCTTCTTATTGAATCCATAATCGATCTCGCTATCGCCCAATGCCCATTTATCAAACGTCAATCTTCCCTGAGACAATAATTTTCTCCCAATGTTGGTTAATTTGATGTTGATTACGGTTGGACTATTCTTTAGTATAAATGACATATCGCTTGGTCTACTAAAATAAATACTGATTTTAAGGATTTAGTGCTTTTCCCGTAGAAATGATTTCTTCCACGTATTTGATTGAACAATAGCGATCCGAAACATAGGAAAGATCAACTCCGAACGGTTTTTTGTAATCGTAATCGCCTTTGTAGAATAAAAAACCTTTTTCTTCTTCTCCAACCCCTGCATTATTGTAAAGATTGTGGTTTTTCCATTCATCAACAGGAGTTTTTGCCCATGTCATCGACAATTCTTTGGTTGGTTTAGTATCATATCCGATCAACCAAAGATTCCATAGCAATGCCCATTTGTTGGCAGTCAATATCTGGATGTAACTATCTTTATTCACGGTCACAAGCATCATCTTGTAAAGAGTAACTGAATCCTTTTCCACTTTTTCCCAAAAAGCCGAATCGAGATAATTGAAGAACTTTAAGAAGTAAGTTACACCTCCACCAGTTCCCTTATTTTTTTCGACTACCTGTGTACTGATACCAACAGCCCCACACATTTTTTCGAAAAGATCATGATTTCTTTTTCGGATGTAGTCAATTGAAAACTCAGACGGAGTTGGACTCATATGGACGAATTTTTCGTCATCCAAATGATTAAAATTAGGATAATTCGAAAAAAGAATATCACAATCAAGATAAAAATAGTTTTTGTTGTCAACTATTTCTGGATTTTCTTTATAGAGTTTTTTTAGTAAATGAGGGCGAATCGATGGTTGATAAATTCTCATCGATAAATCTCTTGTATCTGAAAAGTACAAAACTTTAGCATTCGTGTTTTTTTCAAATTCACGAGCATTTGGGTTAATACCAATGATAGGATTGTAACCGAAGACGACTACACATTTATCTTCGCACCCAAACTTTTTAAAGTTATTGAGTTGAACTTGAAGTTGCCAGATGTAGTAATCGCTATCGGGTTGTGTTGTTACGAATAGCATGATTACGTTAATTAAACAGGTACGACTATCGCAGTCATTTGTGATCCGTGATATGCTGGTGTGTTAACCTGATTAGCATAGTTATTTACTATCGCTCTGATTGTTGCCGTATTACCAGCAGTCAATGCTAAATTACCATTAAGTACAGCAATATCAGGATCAGGAGAGTTTCCGTTGTTTGAGTTTTGAACAAGTGCTCTAAAATATCCTTCCGAGAAAACGACACTATTACTTGTCAATCTCATATAGATATATTCTTGACCACCCGAATCATTAGTTCTTACTATCATATTAAATGTTATGAAAACATTAACATTAACAGGGAAAGGACCGATTGTAATATTCGATCCACCATAACCAAAATATGTCTGTGGATTGATGTCAGTATTTCCCGGAAATAGGTTACCCGGAACATTACTACCTCTACCAAATGTTGTATTTCCAACACTAAAAATTTTTGTCGAATTCTTTTGATTGTTGAATGCTGTTTGAAGAGTACTCAAGTTTGTCGTTAATGTACTGACTTGTGAATTCAATGTATTGATTTGTGAAGAAAAACTACTTCCTGATGAGGCAGCAGAATTTGCAACGGTCAACGCATTATTTGCCGTAGTGTTTGCAGCATTTGCAATAGCCAGAACAGCAGCAATTTCCGCTTGCACACTGCTATTTAAAGATTGTAATGTGATTGCAGTAAATGACGTAAATGGAACGCCAACACCAGAAGTAAAGCCAGCACTACGTGAATAAATAACTTGTTGAGTATTTGAATCTCTGAAAGTTTTAGAACTAACTGTTTGATTCACAGTCACATTTCCCAAATTAGTACCACCTACAAAAGGAACTACTTCTCCGGCAAACGTTATCCATCCATCGCCATAAACATTTGGACTTGTTTGAGTGACACCACTAAGTATCACGTAATCACCGATTGAACGTGATAAAGCAGCTAAAACTCGATTATAGCTATCCTGTAAAAATGCCATGACATTCTGTGTCAATGGAAAACCTCCTGTTTTTGAAAAATCTATGTTCTGATACATAATCTACTCGTTTTATACTGTTATTTCTGACTCTTCAAATAAATACGGTGGACTATGCTCACCTTCCTGATAAATGTATCGAGGTTGGTTTTCATTTTCTTGAAATATGTACATTGCTACGGCTGCTGGCGCAGGAACAGCTATTTTAAATTCTGAACCATCATCCCCAAAGTAATTTAGCTGAGGTACGAAACTTGTTCCTCTTCTATATGGGAATTTTTGTCTTGTATATGAAGTGTTTCTGATCAATACCCCACCTTTCTTCAAAATGATCGTTGCGCTCAATAACTGATCGATGAACATGTTGAAATACGAGTTAAACTTATTCATGAACGGATACAAATTATTAAACGTGTAGCCGTTACTTGGAACAATTGGAGGTTGTGCGAAACTTCTCTTCAAATACTCTTCATAGAGTTTTTGAACGGTAGGATAAATACCACCTTCGTGATCGGTCAATGTTTTTCTGTTCTTAACGTTAATCAATCTTCTGGTGATAATCTCAATATACTGCAAGAATGAAATCGTAGATAAATTAGGAAACTGAAAATTACCGAAGTTAATTGGCACATCAGATGCAGCCGTATCTATCACATAATAAACCTGAATTACAGTACCCAAGTTGATTGCATTGGTGATGAAGAAAATTTGTTTTTTGTTCATCGGATTTAACATAAAGTCAGTTCCATTTTGCATTGTAACTCCGTTCACCAACACTTTGATCGCATTTACATCGGCAGCTTCATAATCTGAAACATAAACATACTGAATACCGTTGAAGAAGAATTTAGCAGAACTAAACGTATCAACACGATACACCTCTGATTTCTTTTGTAGTGTTTCTGGTTGTGTTGATTTGAAATATGAGATCGCAACGATAGGATTATTCTGTAGATACGTCATCAACGAACTGTTAACCACAATTAATTGCTGATTCACAACATCGACAACATAATCACCAGTATATAACGTAGTGCCTTTAGTCAATGAAATACCATTGACCGAAAGTTGAACTTCACCCAATGGTGCTTCCGGCAATGGAATTGCCATACCGTTAGGATTTGCCACAACGTTAGTCACGATGTAACTCACATGATTGTAGAATCCAGTATTATTGTGATCGTTCGCATATGTCAATGTAATAATGTCCTTGCTTCCGTTTGAATATGTCTTAGCTACACCGTTGATTAATTGAACTGTTGTATTGTTCAACTGTATGTAGTCATTACCAAAAGACAATTGAATACCGTTGAAATTTACTTGAATGTCTCCTTGTGCTGGTTCAGTCAACGTAAATGTGTTTGCCGATACACCGTACAAGAACGGAATATTAACGTAAATGTATGGCTCAGTTCTTCCGGTGTCTGAGATCGGATAGTTGTTTGCAATATTGTATCTCCACGTATCGTATTCGATACCTCTTGAAATGTCAAGAGTTGCATCAATTTCTTTGGTGTTGATGATCAAATTGCTGTCGTTCTGATAATACGTAGGAGTCGAGTAATGTATTCTCGCAGTAGCACCAGATTTAGCCCATGATTTTTTATTATCTTGAGTACGGTTTACGTTAAATCCTACAGTACGATAAAGATCGATGTACGCCTGACCAGAATCAGTCGTACCGCTAATTTGAAAATAGAATTTCTTTGTCTCTTTAGGAGCAATAGGATAACCTTGAGCATTGTATGGCAACGATGCAGAAGGTAAATCGGCCAAACTAACGGTAACCGTATTTGGATCGATCACGTTGTCTACCGTATATACATATTCTTTAATATCGATAAATGGTTCAGGAACACCAACCATCAAGAACATAGTTTTTAACGCATGTCTTGTACCTTTTGATTTGAAAAGGTAATTGGTGTTCATTACGATTCTTCTCCACAATTCAATATCAACCTCTGGTGGTGTATTATCAGTACTTGCCAACGCAGTTGTTGAAAAGAAGCTATGTAGCAGATCGTCATCACTAACTAATGTCGTAACTTTCCATCCCAAGGTCTTTGCAAAATTCTTAACAAGAGTATCAGGTATGTTGTTCTTCTTATCGTAGGTGAATGTGTTGATGTTTGCTATTGCATCAATGTAGACCTTTAAGTTGTCGAAATTTCTTCCATAGACTCTAAGTAATTTAGACATTTTTTCGTCTTGTGTCTGATCATATACCAAAAGAGATTGAGGCACTAAAAATCTTGTCACCAAATCAGTTTTGAACGTGTCATACTCATCACCTAAATCACCTAAATCTTGAAGTAGCTTCTCGTACTTAGTTCCCGTGATGTCAACATTATATCCATCGGTTGTACTCCAAATTATATCTTGATTACTGTAACTTACACCTCCATTGTCAAGTAGGATTGGTTTTTTGAACGTCATCAAATATCCTTGATCAGTTTTATCAGCCACAATATACTTTTCAAGCGCAGTAAGGTCTTTGATGAATTTATTAAAGAACAATGGTTGAGGTTTCAAATGATACTTGGCAAATGTCTGAGTGCTTGCACTCAATTCAGGGAATGGATTACCAGCAACTCTCAAACCAATATAGCTGAATGTTGGGCTTACTCCCGTGAATCCAAGAATCACATTAGAATCACCACTTGGATTTTCTGGTCTCCATACTTCATAGCTTGTAAAACTCATGTTTAAGTTACGAAGAACGTTATCCTGTGGTATCTGCTCATTACCTTGATTAATTACCAATCCGAATGTATTCTGGATTGCAGTAACCGGAATCAAGAACGTAGATTCGTTTATATTCGGATCGTAGTTGTAGTTGTAAACTGAATACACACTACTTCCATTGAGTAATTGATAGTTTAAAAATATGCTTGAAGGATAGTCCTTGATAATGTCTTCAATTGAGACTCTAAGCAATTCCTTTAACGATCCGTATTTTACGTAAGAACCTAAATCTGATGGTTGTACATTTAGCTTAACGTCAGTCGTATAGTTCTTGATCACCAATGAATCTTCCTGAGTAATGTTCAAAGACTCAAGCGTTATCGGTTTTACAAAAGAACTAATAACGTTGCTATACGTGTTTACTACACGGGTAGAAAAATTGGTCTCAACAGAAAAATCACCGAAACTGAAAATAGTTTCAGAAGGAATATTTCTGAACGATGTTCCAACAGCAACTTTACCGTCTCGTCTATTTACTACCTTTATTTTTGCCATAATTATGCTCCGCTAACGCCATTGGTTACAGTATCAAAGTCTTCTGTTGGATCGATAGTCGTTCTCAACTCTTTAACTTCGTACAATTCTTCTTGAGTAATGTTATCTTCGATAGTGTACACATCGAATTGCTTAGTAATATTTCTATTGCTGTCGTAGTATGTCAAGATACCTTTCTTAACGTCACGTACTTGTTCACCTGCTACATAATCAGTCAACGTATCAATTGTGTTAGCCACCATGTCGATCTCAATCGTTTCAGGATTCACATTACTGTTACACAAAAGAATTGATTGATTAGGTGTTCCGATAAACGGTGCTGAGTTTGGTTTTACTGCCGAAGCACTGCTTGGAGTTACTTGCAAGAACAAAAGATTTCCTGAGTCATCGAATCTATATCGTACAGCAGTTTGACTTGTGTTCGATATGTTATCGGTAACCGGAACTACTTTATTTGATGTCGTAACGAAACGAACAACGTTTCTTAATTTAGACCCATCGCTTTCGATGTATTCGATTCTATATCCTTGCAAAGCATTGTTTGCCGAAAGTTTTGCATCGATGGTGTTTGAATTAATCACAATCCCTTTTACTGATGGCAATGAAGAAAGAACACCGCAATCTGCGATGATCGTTCTAATTAATTTAGGACGAATGTAGATCGTATAAATACCAAGCTGATTAAATATATTTGCCTGTAGTTTCAAATTGTAAACCCCGCCCATCAAATTTTCTTGACCAGCGACAAAATTTGCATCACTACTTGGTAGTTTAAATTCTGACAACACATCAGTTGCCGTCAATGCAGTAAAACCATTCGGAGAAGTTTCTCTGTTTGGTGTGTAAGTATAGAATATCTCTAAATCAGCAGGGGTTATATCCGCACTTCTAATATTTCCGAACGTTCCGATACTCATTATTTTAGTAATTTATTTTGTAATATTATTTCAATTTTATTAAAATCTTTATATGAAATTCTAAGCAAAGTAAAACAATTCTCTCTTGCAAAATTTGTTTTTATTTTATCTTTTATTTGACGCTCAATCAATTCATTTTCTTTACTATAAAAAGAATCACTTTCAAAATGTTGTTTTCCATCAAATTCAATTAATAAATTTTGCTGAGGCAAATAAAAATCAAAAGGTAATGTTCTTTTATACTTACATTCAGAAAATCTTTTTTGTGATTCAAATTCTATTGAATTTGAAATAAAAAAATTTCTAATTTTTT